CAAATTTTTGATAGCGTTCAAAATCAATATGTCGTTCCATTAAAATTTAAATCCGTCGAATGATTTTTTGGGTTTGGTTTCTTCTTGGTTATTATACTCGTCATCCTGCCCAGAGTCAAGTATGTCAGTCTGAGCGGACTGCTCACAATCATACAGTCTCATCTTTGCTCTGTCAATACCTACGATGAAACGTTTATAAATCGTAGGATCATTATAGCGATTCTTCAACTGCTTCACCATAAGTTGTCCGAGTTGTTCCAACTCCTCTGTGCTAATAAGGGCAAACATAAGATCAGCAGTAGCAGGGAGGCCAAAGGATTCAGAAGTGTCAGTAAGCTCAACATCACTGCTACCATAACCAGAACGAGTGGTCTGCGTGGCAGATACGATAGGGACGTTTGCTTCAACAGCCAACCCTCTAAGCTCCTCTGCAATAGCTTTAATATAGCTATATGAATTGACAGAAAAGTTCGACTTATAGCGGGAGGAAGCACATATATTAAGGTAATCAATGAAAATAATATCAGGACGGAATGACTTCTTAAGTGCAAGTTCATTAAGAAGTGATTTAAAGTGTCCACTATGTGCTGATGCTGTAGGGTATTCTTTAATTATAAGAGAACCCTGTGTCTTAGCAGCAAGTTTATTAACTTTGTTTTCAAATATTTTCTTTGGCAAATCAGTCAAATCCTGAATAGGAACATTCAGGAGGTTTGCGTCAATTCGCTCAGCAATTTTCTCTTCTGCCATCTCCATTGTAATGTAGAGAACGTTCCGTCCTTGGAGCAAGACGGCGCTAGCCATATGGCACATGAATAGAGACTTGCCGACGCCTGTACCAGCAAGCGCGATGTTAAGAGTTTTGTTAGGGAGCCCACCTTTCGTGACCTTGTTAAAGTATTCGAGATCAAATGGGATTTTGTCTTCCTTCTTGTGGTAGAACTCATATCTTTCTTCGTAGTTTTGTAAGTAGTCGTGACCAATATTATTATCAAAAGAAACTGCTAGTGCATCAGAAAGAATGCTGGGAATAGCATCCCGATTCTTCTTTTCATCATTTCCATCTGCAATGTGGATGGATTCCATCAAGGCAAGATAAATCGCACGATCTCGACACCACTTCTCAGTGGTGTCTAGCAACCATTGATGATCTACTGGAGAGTCTGTAAATGAGTCGCAAATGTCTCTTGTCTCTTTGATTTCACTCTCGTTTAGATCTGTTCTGTTCTCAACCTCAATATTTAGAGCTTCTATCGTAATTGCAGAACCATACTTGACAATGAAGTGAACAATTTCCTGAAAAATTACTTTCTCAGTTCTCTGTTCAAAATAATCTGGTTGGATGAAAGGAATTACTTTACGTGAATATTCTTCATTAAATACAAGGTTCCTCAGAATTGTGCTCTCGATTCGTTCCATTATTTGTAATGTAGATATGTACTTAACAGGTACTTTGAGTTGCTAATGGGTGGATTTCCTTTATGGGGAAACATCCATAATGGTGGAAAGATTACCAGTGTTCCTCTCTTGGGTTTAATAATCAAGTCGGTGAATTCAGTTTCTCCACCTTGTTCAACATCATTCAAATACCAGAAGAATGATAAGAACCTTCTCGATGAGGCATAATCCATAACATCGACGTGAGTATCAAATCTGTCCTCACCGCCAGTATTATACCTCTTTATTCGAAATTCTTCAAATGCGTGTGACGATGGAAATACCTTCTTATAGACGTGCTTATAATACTTGTCTCTATACTCAAAGACTTTTTGAATAATGAGATTGTGAACTTTTTCTTTACCAGATTTATTTTTTGTTAAATTAATCTGAGTAAAATTAGGTATTCCATCTTGATTTAAAGACTCTTGGATATCCTCATTAGATTCAAAGAATTCAATAAGTTCTTCACACGTATTTTTTGTTAGAACATTTTCATGAACTGAAATTAAATCATTTAGTCTAACCATAAGTAAATTCTTGCTTCGCAATTTCGTCCAGTTTCTCCATTACTTCTGGAGTGAAATATGCTTCGGGGTCTTTGAGAATTGCTTTAGCATAGACTTTTTTGCCGTCAATCTCATAGCGTCCTGCGACGTTTTTCCAGAGACCGCCAATCTCACCGAGCTCAAGAAGACCGTAATAACGATCAAGACCACGCTCATCGTAAAACAAACGTACCGTAACATCTTGGTTCTCCTTGCTTAAACGCGACTTAGCAGTCTTTGCCTTGATAAGGTTTCCAACAATTTCTGTTCCGTCTTTCTCTTTTTTCTTTGAGAGATGGATGATAGTAGAAGCAGCATACTTAAGACCAGAACCGCCTCCCATCTCCTTTGTAGGAACATAAGCGCCAATGACATCGTAGGTGTGGTTAGTAACAATCATGGGAATGTTTGCCTGACCCAACTTAAGTGTGAGCATACGGAAAGCACCTTTGATAAGTTGGGATTTAGTCATGTCCCGAACCTGTTTGTCGTTGAGTGCGTCAGTAATCTCTTTCTCGGTGGAGAGCATACCTAAAGAGTCTAGGACAAACATGCAGGGTTTGCGGTCTTCTTCAGGTTTTTTTAAGTACATGTCCACTGCCTTGAGTGCTTTGCTACGGAACTCCTCAACAGTCACAACATTAACAACTACAAGACGATCGAGGTCAATACCCCTAGATTCAAGGAGTGACTTATTAACAGCTGCCTCAGTATCAAAATAGAGACAATACCCATCAGGATTAGAATCCAAAAAGTTCTTGACGACGGCAAGGGAAAAAAAAGTTTTTCCAGTACTAGACTCACCAGCAATAGCAGTAATCTTATTCCCAGATACACCACCAAATATGCTACCTGAAACCAGTGCGTTAAAAATGTACGAACCTGTGTCCACATAAGTTTCGGTCTCATCAATGTCTGCTGCTAGTTTGGTGTAGTCATCACCAATCTCTTTTACAATATCTTTAAGAAAATCCATTATCCAAAAAACAGTTCAAGGTTTACAGTTTTTTCAACATTCCACCCAATCGCATCCAAAATAGACTTGAGTGGCTCTACAAAACTCTTTTCAAATTGTAAGTCATAATCAATATACTTGTCAAGACCAAGTTCTGTTGGAAAGTCTTGAATGAAGGAGATTACATTCTCCTGAATGATATTCGGTTTTTTCAAATAGAGAAACTTTATCTTTTCCCCATTATTAATAAGTGAATATTTATTGGTCAGTTTTTTCTCCTTGATATAGTGATTAAAGAGAAGTGCTCCACGACAATGAATAGGAGTTCCTTTGATGTAGATGTCAGCATTAGATCTATACTTGACAACATCAGAAACCGAACGTGGGAATGCGATCTCTTCTGGTGGGAGTGCCTTAAATTCCTTACGACACTGGTCAATAAAATCAATCACATCTTCTTCTGTTGCGTTCATCATCAGTTTGAGACCATCCTTAATCATCTTGCGACAAGGTGCAGGTGTAGAAGACTTGACTGCCTCAATACCCATCATCTTCAGTTTGGGTTCATTGTATTGAACTCCCTCACTGTTCCATACGTTGAGAATGTATCGCTTCTTTGCGGTCCAAATACCACGTTCTGCGATATTCTCACGTTTCATAATCATTTTTTGTTCATATGCCTGAACGTAATCCGCAAGGTCCTGATAACTGGATTCGATGAATGGTTCCAACTTGTCTTGACAGATCTTATCAAGTAACTGAACAACTGCTGTTTTATCGTCAGACTTATTACTAAGAAATTTAGTAACAAGAGGTCCCATATTAAGATAGATTGAATCGGTATCGGATGCGATAACATAATCCTCATCCTCCGTTTGCAAAATCTTATTTAGATATCCGTTCATTCGGTTCTCAATCCAGCGGATAGAGACTTGACCAGAGAGTGTAATCGCTTCTGCGTTTGCAAGTTTGTAATATCTAAAATACTGGTTACCAATGGCACCATAAGCAGAGTTGAGTTGAATCTTACGAGCCATCTGGATATTGTTACACCGTGCAATTTCTTTTTCAAGAGTTTTTGTGGGTGTCTTTTCATATTCCTGTTTGGCAGCAAGCATCTTCTTCTTATAGATGGTACGATCTTTATAGATCTTTTCCATCAGTTCAGGAAGAAAACCACGGACATCTTTGCGGTACATAGCACCATTAGCACATACCGCATTGTCCTTATACATCTCAAATGTCAGTTCCTCATTCAGGATTTTCTCAACAGTTGCGCTGGGATGTCTTTCCTCACGGAGGGTCTCTGGTGAGATGTTGTACTGCATAATGAGATGAGGATAAAGAGAGTTGAGGTCAAAAGACACAACCCAATCATACTTTCCAGGAATCGGTTCCTTGACGTATGCTCCTGCATATTTTGAGTCCTTGTCCGAACGTTCTTTGGGGGGAATGACTATGTTTCTTTTCTTCAAATAATTGAAGATAATTGTATCCCACATTCTAACTTGTGAGGATACATCGGCATAGTTTGCTTTTGCGTCATATGCCATCGTAACTGCCAACTCAATCAGTTTCATCTTGTCTTCCATTCGGTCAACAAGTTCCACGTCAATGATGTTGTATTCTACAAACTTCTGCCAACCATTAGTATAGAAGTCTTTGAACGTATCAAACTCAGAGTGATCGAGTTTCTTCTGCCCAAGCTCCACACTTGCTATGTAGTCTAGGCGATACGATTCTTGTGCCTTATATGTGAACTTTTTATAAAGGTTAAGATAATCAAGTTGAGTAATACCGCCAACATCATATGCAATATGTTTACGACCAGCAATAAAGACTTCGCGTTCAGTGACAAGACCCCAAGGAGAGAGGCGTTTCATCAACTTCTCACCAAGGATTCTCTCAATACGCCGCACAAGATACGGCATATCATACAGTTCACTATTCCATCCAGTTACAACTTCTGGAATGTTTTGTTCAACCATCCACCAGTTAATAAAGTCATTGAGAAGTTCATACTCGGTTCTGAATCCTTTGTAGATAACATTCTCTTGCTTATTCTTGAATGGGCCTCTACCCCAGGTGCGAATCTGCTTAGTTGCATAATCCTGAATGGTAATGAGTAGAACTTCCTCTGCGGCAGATTCTACATCAGGGAATCCATTCTCGGATGCAACCTCAATATCAATCGTGGTGATCTTGATTTTATTGGTATCAAACTTAATCTCTTCTTCTGGATACATTTTAGAAATGTATTGGTAGATGTATCCAGTATTGCCATAGATCTTAAAATTTTCTACACCCTCATACTTCTTGATAAAGTCACGACACTCTCTTACCGTTCCTGGTTTGACTGGTTCTACATACTCACCAGTCAGAGTTTGGTATTTGGTTTCTTTTTTAGAAGGAACAAAAAGAGTCGGGTAGAACTTCTCCTTGGTCATGAAATGTTTACCATTCTCATAACCACGGACTAGGAAGTTATCCCCGACCATTTGGACATTGGTGTAAAACCTCATCAGGCAATCATCTCAAAATATTTGGAAAGCAAATCAGGTGTTGGGTCTGCAAGAGTTAGAATACTCTCAGAACTAATCATATATTCAGTTTGTGGAGAAAAGTCAATCCAAGGTTCCAATACATAAGAATCACTTGTTGCCTTTACCATCCGAAAAGGTTTAGTAAGTTTGCAGTCTGGCTCTCCGATATCGGCACCGACTTCAACAATCTCAGTAATCAATACCGTGTCATTCTTCAGTAAAAGACACTTCACTATCTGTTCCATTTACTTTCTCCTCATACAATTTTTTAATTTGTCCGGCTGGTTCCACAACCGTAACCAACCATTCTGGTCTGACTGGAATCTCAGTATCACTAGTAAAAGGGATCCAAGAGGAAAACACTATCTCAACTAGATCATCCTCTGGTGGTTCCTCACCAATATAAATCGATTCCTTGATAGAAATTTTTTGAGGATCTTTAAAAAGATATCCAACAATATTATTCTCAGAAATCAGTTCTTTAATGTCTGCGATTACATTCTCACCAGACTTCAATAATGCAAGTTTTACCGACATTTACAAAATTTCTCTCCAATCATTCTACCAATAGAAAGGGGAGGTGTCAACTGGTTTGTGCCAGTTACCTCCCCGTCTGCGCCGACGATATTCAGTTTTATTTATCAGGATGTATCAGGGTAGAACGGCGGCGATCGTTCCCCCAAAGAAAAGAGTCATTGCTGTGCCCAAGGCTAAGGTGGCGGTGGTAAAGTTCATCGTCCCTCCATAGGTCTAAATTATATAGTCATTATGTATCATAGTGATACAAAAATCTGTAATCGTTGCTACTGATTTCTACTCAATTGTATTGATTTAAAGATAGTCCTTACGTGCGTGATGCTCTGGGACTATTTTTCCGAGGACGATTCTGAGGAGTCCGTCTTCGAATGTAACGTCTCTGACTTCTGTGTCGTCGGATAAAGTCCACGCTCGTTTAAAACTTCTGCTAGCCAATCCCTTGTGGACAAACGTCCTCTCCGACTCTGTATCCTCTTTTTGTCCTTCGACAAAAAGTTTTCCATACTCCGTGAAAACATAAACCTCCTTCTTCTTAAACCCTGCTAATGCAATTTCTAAATGAGATTCTACATTATTTACCTGAACTAGGTTGTAAGGTGGATAGTTTGTTGTAGTTTCGTGAAGATTAAACAGACGATCAAAGTATTCGTCCATTCCAATACTGTTTCTTGTAATCCTATCCATCAGGGCAGGAAGATCCGCAGCAGTATACCTTGCGAGGTTGTTCATTATGGTAGCTCCTTATAAAAGCGAGTTTGTGTTTTGTGGACCCTTACGGCATCCATAGTATATATTATCACAAAGCATAAAAAAGGGGGTGTGGACCCCCGTATCTTTTTATTCGGTTTCTTCTACTCGTTTCTTCTTGGACCCAATGTTGTACTTGGTCTCAAGAATCCAATCTCCCTTATCCTTATAAGCAAGGACCTTGATTTGATTCAGGGGAGCAATGTCCTGAATCTTGGTGACATCCACAATACCAATCAAACCCCAATCAGCAAGCAACTGAGCGATACGATTGCGTCGTTGAACATCATTTACCGTCAGGTTTGCGTGTTTACCATCAAGGGCAAACAATTCCTTAAAGTGAACCAGATAATACCGTCCTTGCTTGTGGAGAATATGGCAGGACTGGTAAATCTTCTTTTCTTTTCTTGAAGCGACTC